GTCGCCAGTGTTGGTTGCCGCTGACCAGTCGCCAGTGTTGGTTGCCGCTGACCGGTCGCCATTCATGATCTGTTGTTCAAGCGACTTATCAACCTTGCTCCAGATCCAATCAATGCCGCGCTGGATGAACTGAGGGAGAGTGAGTTCCGCTGTAATAGTTATGCTGGCGCTGGCTATTTTTGTATCGCCATCCTCTTCACGGTCAATAGTGCCAAACGACTCAGTGACCGCGTACCGGCTTGATGCTGGTGAGTAATATCCGAAAACATCAAACGGTGCTTCGCAGGCGTGGAATCCAGAACCGCATGCCTCGACCTTACCCTCATGCGTGAACGTTTTCCCTATTTCGAACTGGTAGTCACGGCATTGAAGTTTCTGGTCAAAGCCTTTAAAGGTAATCACTGTTTCTTTGCTCATGCTGTTTCCTTGAATTTTAGGTACAAAAAAAAGCCGCATAAGCAGCCCGTTGTTTGTTTCAGTGGTCTTGCCAAAGCTCACTAATAAGTAAGCAGTGGTAAGGTCACTCAGTAGCGGTCACATAATTACCTCTCCAGTTTTGCGCCTGTTACCAGTGGTCAGGCTCCTTATAGAATCCAGTGGTCTTATTGCTGCCACTTAACCGGTGGCAGGGGTAAGGTCACTGGCTAAATTCCGTTAACGCCTTTAGCTTGGAGCGCTGCCACTACTTCTGGCGTCCTAGCGTCCCCGTCTCGATTAAGTCCGCAAGAGGAGCAAAACATTGCCGGAAGAACCATGCCGTGCCAGAAACCATCGTCGTAGCCCCCTGATAACTTTTCCTCTGCTCCGCAATGTTCACACTCAAGCTTCCCGTAAAGGTCGCGACCGTTACCATCTTTAAGGCTTTTAATTTTCATCATTCATTCCTCATTTACCCGCCAATAAAAAAGGCCGCGTTATGCGACCTTGTTAATCTTCTTTTGTGGTTACGATTTCTATATCGTCCGGCACCTGAATGGTAAGCAGTGTGCTATACCCATGTTCGTAAACTGAGTAGCTAACAGGCCAATCAGGTATCGCCACGCCTTCGCCTACTTGAGCAATCCCAACGCTCCACAATCCACTATCAAGATATTGACCAATGACCAACACGTCGCCCTCGGAGGATTTCAGGTGATACTTGCCAACGTCATCGAAGCAGCCTATTTCTTCACGAATATCTCCTTCGCACTCAAACAGGTCATCACTTGCACCATAAAAACATAACTCTTTCATCTCTTACCCCTTAACTATGTGGTGGGCTTCTAAATAAGCGGTATGCTTTTACCGCGCATCTTCTGGCGAGCGTTGACTTGCTGGTCGTAGTTGCCGCGAACTTTCAGATTGGCGCGCTGGCGTTTCTCTGATGCTTTCTCTGCCATCGCACAGTAAAACTCTGCTGCTTTTTCTATCTGCGCTCTGTATTCAAAGCTGATAGGGTTGATGGCGCTTTCTACGCGATTTACGGGCTTGCGGTTCAATCGCAGAGTAGGGCGCTTAACTTCGCGTGACTCTGGTTCTACGATGCCGTGTTGTGCGTTGTATGCTGCTGTGAGAGCCAAGCGCTTATCGTTACGGCGCTGTCTGGCGTTGTCATAACCTTGATGAGCCATGGTGTTACCTCCAGTTAATGAGCTTTGGTGATGTGGTGGACAGTGCCGATCTCTGTCTGGACTGTGACTGCATTTGCAACCATCAGCCTCTACAGCAAGATTTTCACCACATCCCAAAACTCATTCGCTTTGGTTGTTTTGCACTTTTCAGTGCCGTTATCTTAAAGAACACTTCCTGTCGTACTTTTGGCGTCCTGCCGTTTCGATGGATTAAAATATACAGACAAAACTGTATTGCCGTCAACAGACAAAACTGTATTTAGTATTGATGAATACACATAGACCTGTTTTTTAAGGTAATTTAATTTGAAAATAATTCAGGCATGACCCTTCGCACCCAGCTATCAGGCGTGAAAAGTGTGCTAAATTGGTCGAAATTTATTCTGTGAAGGGTGATATATGGATAGCGAACAAGAGTTTTTCGAGCAGCAGCGGCCGGAAGTGGCGCAGGTTATCGGTACTGCGGTGATGCAGCTACTAATAGAGAGTGAGGAAGTGTCGAAGGATTCGATAGCAGAGATGATAGAGGTACTGTATCAGGAGGAACAGGTAACTTTAGCCGTCGAGCTAGCTATTGATATTCTGCGATTGCCGCCAGAAGGCTGATTACAGGCACAAAAAACCCGGCAGCGGGGCCGGGTTAGGCTTGGATATCTACGATAAATAGTTTGTTTATTAAACCCTTTTTCACCGTGGCCTTGGCTGTAACTGTAACGCAAGATCCAGATGCGCTGTTATTTGCCATGTATCGGCCTAGCGCGGCTAAATACGGGTTTTCTGCCTTTGAGGCTGAAGGGTCACTTATCTGTGCGATAACTCGCTTACAAGAGTCATCACCATCAATTATGACTTTCGCGGTCATTCTTTGAGCATCAAATTCAGTAACGAAAACTTTGTACTCTCTTAGCCCAAGAACCTCATCATCTTCTAACTGATCTATCGCTTCTTTATCAGCTTCATTGATTGTTGCTGGTCGATTACCAAGGCCAGTGCTAACGCTGATGTGGTTACATGTATTGCCTATAGGGGATACGGCCTGACGAACCGAAGGGCGCAGCTCTCCAGCCATCTTGTCGATTACAGCAATCAATCCGTCGATGGTTGGCCTGTCTTTATTTCCGAGGGCTTCAATAGCCTTCTCAAGAGATTCTTTTAGGGCTTTCATTTCCTCTTTCTTTTGAGCATTTCTAGCGAAAATGTATGGTACTAATGCACCAAGTATAGCCCCCGCAGATCCCGAGAACAATTGAGATTGGGTAATAAAATTCATTGCTGTATCAAGGGTGAAGCAATTCGCCTTAGCTTCTCTAGCGTATATTTTTACATCTTGATAAGAAACGTTTTTTGAATATCTTTGGGTAACAGCAAAGGTGCCAGCAGTGGCGAGAATTTTAGAAAATCCCTTAAGTGATTCCCCTAAGCAAGTTAATTCTATCTCGTGATTTTCTGCGTCAAGACCATCATAGCGAAGAGATATTTTAATATCCTGAATTCTGGAAGACTCCATCCGTAGACCCTCAGTTAATTATTTTATTAGGCAAACTCAATGTAGCGTAAATAAATCACCTACCCACCCCTCTATGGGCTAGCAGTGGGTTAGCGCTTACGTCTATAGATTCTGTGTTCAACCATGGTGCCAATAATTTTCAATGGCTTATCAGATGAGTTCAGGATCGGGTAATCATCATTCAGCGGAACAAGCTCAAAGTGTTGCTTCCCAAGCATGTCTGTAAAAGTTGGCCTATATTTTTTAAATGTAGCCTCATGGTCACCGTTGGCGGCAACTACAAATTCACCCGGGTATGGTTCGATGTCAGGGTCAACGACGATTACATCACCAGATTTGAATTCTGGTTCCATTGAGTCACCATCTATTTCAAGGGCAAAAGTACCCTCAGACCAATCTCTATCCGTGAGAACATACTCAAACTCCCCGCAGTAATCAGATATGTCCCTGCTATGAGCTAACGCCCCAGCTTGTACGTAGCTAATTAAGGGGATTTTCCTTGTCCCGACCTCTTTCATTGTCTTGAAAGCCCCACCATTTAATAACCAATCCGGGTCACATTGGAGTGCTTTGGCGATCCCAATAATATTGCGAGGTTTTTGGGTTTTCCCATCCTCAAGGCTTCCCCATGATTGCTGACGAATTCCGGCCAGCTCAGCAGCCTCTACCTGAGTTAACCCAAGCTCCGTCCTTCTATCTCTAACTCTTTTCGCAAGACTCATGTATGCCTTCTCCATTTGGCATGATCTCAACAGAAAATACTGTATTTGACAAACAGACAAGTCTGTCGTTAAATACAGATAAAACTGTGGAGGCAAAAATGAAAATGGACTCGATTTCAGAGCGTATTAAGAAAAAACGTGCCGAGTTAAATCTCACCCAAGTTGAATTGGCAGAGAAAACCGGCATTAAACAGCAGTCACTACAACAAATCGAAGCCGGTGTAACAAAGCGTCCTAGGTTCTTGCTTGAGATAGCAAAAGCTCTTGGTTGCGATCCCCACTGGCTCATGTATGGCGACTCATCAGACAAAGCCGCTTAATCACCACCCGCTCATTAAATCCTCTGCGCTGAAAAGCGCCCATCAAAACTAAATCCCCAGATCATCGGGGAGGAACAACAACATCTAAATCACAAGGGAAGAGTACGCAATGGAACGTGCACAGAAACGCACTAACGCAATTGAATTGGAAGTACAGGTTATGAATGGCATCAGCAGCAAGGGCCAGCTGGAAGCCGCTAGGCACGTAGGTGTTGACCGGTGCCAGATAAGCCGCTGGATATCAGGCAAGGACAGCATGTTAAGCAAGTTCTGCCGGTTACTTGAGTTTGCCGAGATTGAGAAGCCTGAAAACATTCTGGCAATAGCAGGGAATGAAGCAAGGGAGATAGCAACGACACTTCGAATGATGCGGTTGTTGCTGAATCCTCAAAAACAAAAATCCCCACGGCTAGGTGGGGACTCTGAACAATTCACTATGAACTTTTAACTGGATCAATTCACAGGAGTAATTATGAACGAGAAGCCAATACTTTTCAATGCCGAGATGGTCAACGCCATTCTCAGTGGTCGCAAGACTCAGACGAGACGAATTATCAGTGAAAAGACTCTTCACCTGTTCGGCGTAGCTGCCAGCTCTGGTGAGTGTCATCCGATAGAGCTATGTGACCAACGCAGTCAATCCTACTACTTGGATTTTTGCCCACTTGGTAAGCCCGGCGATCAGTTATGGGTTCGAGAGGCATTCGCTGCCGGGCTATGCACTGAATCAACGTTAGCTTACCGAGCAACTCACAAGCCGGAAGACTTGGAAGAGGGTTGGGGCGAAACCATCAAATGGACGCCATCAATCCACATGCCGCGCTGGGCTTCCCGCATCAACCTGCTAATCACTGGCGTTCGTGTTGAACGGTTGCGGGATATCAGTGAGCAGGATGCTATGGCTGAGGGTTGCCTGTACGGAAAAGGGAATGGTGAAATTGATTTGGCTGTGAGGCCAGAGAATCACTTCCCTACTTTGTTGGCATCTATCTACGGTGCTGAAAGTTGGCAGGCTAACCCATGGGTATGGGTAATTAATTTTGAGCGCATGGAGGCCAAATGAATACAGCGGAGATACTTCAATTTCCCTCTGAATCAGGGGGGCAGGAGAAACGTGTGGCCGATACAGACGATGGGTTCACCCGTCTGGCAAACGAGCTGTACGAAGAGCTGATCGGTGCAAACCTGACAAGGAATCAGGCTAAGGTAGCTCATGCCGTTTGTCGTAAAACATACGGCTTCAACAAGAAGATGGATCGGATTGCTGACAGCCAGATAGCACTAATAACGCGCTTACCAAGACAGAAGGTGAATAAGGCTAAAAATGAACTTATCGCCATGAAAGTTTTACTGAAAGAAGGTCAGTTAATCGGGCCTAATAAGTCGCTTTCTGAGTGGCAAATTCCAGAGTGTCACTTAAATAATGTCAGTGTCACTACCGCAGTGACAAAAGATGTCACTAAAACGGTGACAGCCCTGTCACTAAAACAGGGACACACAAAAGACACTATTACAAAAGACAATAAAGACATTAAAAAGATATTACCGGCAGAAGTTAAACCGGCTTTTGAAAAAGACAAACGAGCCACTCAGAAACCTGTCGGATTCTCCCCAACTGAAAAGCATGAATCTTTAGCTACCAAGCTAGGGGTTAACCTGCCAAACGAATTTGAAGCTTTCTCGGATTACCACGAATCGAAAGGTTCCAAGTTCAAAAATTGGGATGCCGCCCTGAATACTTGGCTTAGAAACTCGGTCAAGTTTGGTGGCAAGCCGTCTTTCACTGCCAAGCCTCAAACAGTATCCACCCGAGCAACCGCCGATAATTTTTCAGCCAAGAACTACGGTGTGACTGACGCGCCGGGCTGGATGGAGGAATGATTATGCTTAGTTACGCAGAAGAGATTGCCAAGCTTGAAACCTCTCTGGAAAACATCAAGAAACCAGCGGCGGTTATCGAGGGAACGGTGTTCGAATATCGCCAAGCGGTTTGTGATACCCATGGGGAATTTCAGCAGCTTGTTCGCTCCATGAAAGCTTTAGGCAGCCTGCAAACAAAAACATCATGCCCGTCCTGCCTGATGGGAAAGCTTCAGTCACTGAAAGAAAAACAGGCTGGTGAGGATGTCCGAGTTAAACAGGCAAACATCAAGCGACTGATGGGAGACCTACAACTGCCAGACCGGTTCGCCGGAGCCACGCTGGAAAACTACCACCCCCAGAACGATGAGGCGGCTCGTTGTCTGCATGTTTGCAAAGCCTATGCATCCAAGTGGAAAGAGCGCTTAAAGCAGGGCGGCGGCATGGTCATGACCGGCAAGCCGGGCACCGGTAAGAATCACCTTGCTCTGGCAATTGCAAAGCATGTCATCACCGAACACCAAAGTTCAGCGCTGTTCACTACAGCTCTACGGGTGGCCCGAAAATTCAAGTCATCATGGGGTAAGAATGCTGAAGTCACCGAGCAGGATGTTATCGAGGCCTACACCAGTCCGGATCTGCTGATCATCGATGAAGTTGGCGTTCAGTTTGGGTCTGAGTCTGAAAAGTTAATCCTGTTTGAAATCATCAACACCCGCTACGAAAAAATGCGGCCGACCATCCTGATAAGCAACCTGCCGAAAGACGAACTCAGCGCCTTTATCGGTGAGCGAGTGATTGATCGGATGAATGATGGTGGCGGCTGTACGCTGGCGTTTACGTGGGATAGCTACCGGTCGAGGGCTGCATGAACGCCTTGGGCCAATACATAAAACAGCAGATAGAGCAGCAAGAACGCCACGAACAAGACCTCCGCATTAAATTCCTAAGCCAGTTACCTGAAAACACCTTTCAAGCAATTTACGAAGAGTGCTTTGGCGCTGATGAAATCGATGATTGTTCAGGTGCAAGGTACAACGGAATTTACTACAGCGAGTGGGATATCTATTTAGCATCACATGACCGTGACAGTGACGCGGAAGTGCTGCTGTAAATCAATTCGAGGAAATCATGACAGAGCCAAGAATTCAAAAGTTATTCAAGCGTGACGGTAAGTACAGCTATAAATTTCGTCGCGCTGACGTGGCAGAAAAGATTGCTGAATACTTCGGCGATGATGAAGTAGACAGCTCCCATTATATCCGGGCGGGAAGGGTACTTCGTGAGGGGTATGAGTTTGGAATTATAAAAAAGGTTGGCGCAGCAAGATACCAAATGTCAGAGGTGAAATCATGATGGACATGACTAAATCGCGTGAAGAGTCACGAAAACAATTTGAATACGAGGCCGGGAAAACTCTCTGTCTTCCAACCTCAATTATTGAGTTAGCTCGAAAAGGCGATGGCTACGACCATGCATTCGATAGCATGAACATCATGAACCCGTTAAATGGTTGGTGGCATTGGTGGAAGGCTGGACGTGAAAGCATCGAGGTGGAGCTACCTAAACCAGAGTTCTATATGGCAGGCGGAAGCCAGTACATGGAAAAAGGCGACGTAATCAAGGTGTGCCGCACTACCGGTATTCGAATCAAGGGAGAGAGTGAATGAGCAAGTCAATCGAAGCACTAGTCACAGTTCTAAAAGCCGCAGCACACGAAGAAATCATGCTCCGTGATAGCGGTGACACATCGGACAAATGGCAAGACGAGGCATCACCTGAGAATGTGCTGTTGCTGATAGCTGAACTTGAGAGGGGGAATAAGCCATGAAAGATAAATTGGTCGGCTGTGGCACATGCCTAACTGAGCACCTTCTCAGTCAAAGAGTAAAGCCAGAGAGCTACTCAGGCGGCGAATGGGTAACAGTATGTCCTAACTGCTTATCTGAGGGGTTTATTTCAACTCGGCAATTGAGAATAATTAAGTCGGAGCTAACTTCATGAAATCATTAGATAGTTTCACTGTAGAGAGACTGGAAGAAATTAAAAGCGCATTTGCTGACAGAGTTCAATATCTAGCCCCAACCATTGAGGAGGTTGAATATTTAATTGACATCGCGTTAGCTGCAAAGAGGGCTGAGCCTGTTGCATATGGAACTTTGCAAAAAGAGTTTTGTGATGAAGAACGGTCTCTATTTACAGACAAGGATAGCGCGTCAAAATATAGCGAAAGTTGCTACGACCTAACACCGCTCTACACCACCCCACAGTTGAACTCTCAGCAAGGGTGGATTAAGTGCAGTGACCAGATGCCGGAAAACTCCAATATTCAGTGTTTCGTTTATTGCAAAGATAGCCTTCGTCGTACTGGTTATTTTGATGGTGATGATTGGGCCATCAACGGTAAATATTACGATGAGTCATTCATCACTCACTGGCAAAAGTTCCCTGCCGCGCCGGAGAAGGAAAATGGATAAAAAGGTCTTCGTATTATGCGGTGATCAATACAAGAGAAATGCCCTCCAGTTTATAAACCAACTCCCTGTTAATCCTGATAAACCACTCCTGATCACAATCCAAGAGCGAACCCGCACGTTAGACCAGAATGCCAAGCTTTGGGCTACGTTGGGCGATATCGCTAAACAGGTTGTATGGCACGGTCAGAAGCTTAGTAGTGAGGACTGGAAGCACATATTCACCGCATCACTTAAAGGGCAGAGGTCAGCACCTGGTCTGGAGGGTGGTTTTGTGGTGCTGGGGCAGTCAACCAGCCGCATGACCGCTGGAGAACTGCGCGACCTGATAGAGCTGATAAATGCTTTCGGCGCTACGCATGGCGTTAAGTTCAGTGATGAATCACGGCTTGCAATTGAGTGGGCCAACAGGTTCGGTGACAAAGGGAAGGTGGCAGCATGATTAACGGCATTATTTTCGGCGTTGCGGTATGCGCATTAATCTGGGCCTCTTATCGCCTTGGCTGGGAGTCAGCGCATCAGACTGTAGCAACAGAGTGTCAACGGCTGGGTAAATTCTACGTTGGCAGGAAAACCTATCACTGCACAGTGATTGAGGACAAAGCTGATGAGGCAGATAAGCCCGACCCAGATCGCACTAGATAATCTCAAATTCAAAGTATCCCACCGAACCAAGCCTAAACCCCCAATCCCCGCCAGCGAAATACCCACATATGACGCTATCTATCCGTTATTAGCTAAACGCTGGCTAAGACTCAGGAGTAGAAAGAATGCCTGATATTTACCAAAAAATTAACGGGGCTGACTACCGACGAATATTTGTCGTTGGTGATATTCACGGATGCCTGAATAAGCTCAATGAGAAATTACTCTCAGTAGATTTCGATGAGAGCAAAGACCTACTGATATCCGTAGGCGACCTGATTGACCGCGGTGAGCAGAACGTCGAATGCCTCGACCTGATAACACAGCCTTGGTTTCGTGCCGTTCGTGGCAACCATGAGCAGATGGCGATTGATGCACTTAATGGCTCAGGTGATGTAAATAACTGGCTAGCTAATGGTGGGATGTGGTTTTTCTGCCTCGATTATGACCAAGAAATATTGGCTAGGGCGTTGATAGCAATAGCTGAAAAGTTGCCGTTAGTTATCGAGGTTGATACTGACTCCGGAAAATACGTAATAGCCCACGCTGATTACCCATCAGACAGTTATCACTTCGGCAAGCCGGTGAGCGAGCAGCACGTCATATGGAATCGTGAGCGCGTGAGGTATGCGCTGGGTGGCAAAGGGGAGGAAATCGCCGGGGCCAAGCAATTCATATTCGGTCACACACCGATGAGCAAGCCCAGCCAGTTTAAAAACCAACTCTACATCGACACTGGTGCAGTGTTTGGGGTTGGGCGTGAGTTGACGATGATTCAAATTCAAGGGGAATAACCATGCCTGAACTCCCCCAATCAATATGTATCTTCTGCTTCCTGATGCTTAACAAGGGTGAAACCTACGCTCATCAGAAATGCATTGATAAAGCAGCGAAGGAGAAAAGAGATGGCGAACTTACGCAAAGAGGCTAGAGGCCGCGAGTGCCAAGTTAGATTGCCTGGTATCTGTAACGGGAATAACGAAACCGTAGTGCTGGCCCACTACCGGTTATCGGGAATATGCGGTACCGGAATCAAGCCGCCTGACCTGTTCGGCGCATGGTGCTGCTCTGCGTGTCATGACGAGATAGACCGGCGTACGCACATCATGGATATCGAGAGTGCGCACTTGGCCCATTTGGAGGGGATGGTTAGGACACAGGCGATCCTACTGTCGGAGAACAAGGTGAAGATATGACCGAATATCACATAACTCCCATACCCAAACCAAGGATGACACAGAGTGATAAATGGAAGAAAAGACCACCAGTTCTACGGTACCGAGCATTCTGCGATGAAGTAAGGCTAAATCGAATATCCCTCCCTGAATCACATTACCATGTAACTTTCGTAATCCCGATGCCGCCAAGTTGGAGCAAAAAGAAGCGCTCTGAAATGGATGGAAAACCGCATCAAACCAAACCCGATAAAGACAACCTCGAAAAGGCGCTACTTGACGCCATTTTTGAAGACGACTGTCGTATTTGGGATGGTCGGGTAACAAAGTTGTGGGGTGAAGCTGGGAAGATAATCATTCAGGAGATGGCAGCATGAGACTAGAAGCACTACCAAAGTTTTTCTCGCCTAAAAGCCTTCATATAAGTGACGCTCCACGGGCCACGGCTTCTGATTCTTTATCAATCACCGATGTTATGGCATCGCTTGGGCTGGCAGGCCTTAAAGCGAAAATGGGGATTGAACTGTTTTTAGCGAAACAAGGTATCAGTAGTCCAGATAGCGCCGTGGAAAGCCTAACTCAGTATGCATTGAAAGAAACCAGTCAATACAAGGCAATCTCAAAGCTCGATAAGAATATTAAACAAAGCGTCGTGCAAACACTCGCAAGATATGCGTTTGCTGATTATGCGCGGAGTGCGGCAAGTGTTCGCGAATGTGAATGTTGCAATGGTGAGGGGTTTGTTGAAGCTGACGTTTTCACAATGAAAAGCCACTACACAATGCAGTTACCTCAATGGGCTAAAATCCTTGGGCAAAGTCCGAGTGATTTTGAGGTTAAACGAAAGGTGCCAGAGGTGGTGAGACTGCTCTGCAAGGCATGCGGAGGTAAAAAAGTTATCAGTAATGCATGCCGGTGCCACGGAAAAGGGAAAGTACTGGATCAGGAGCAAACAGAGCTCCAGGGTATTCCAGTAATGAAGAATTGTGATAAGTGCTCTGCCCGTGGCTATGCAAGACTGCCAGCAGAAACAGTGAGGCTGTTCATTTGCGAGAATATCACTGAAATTACCCAGCCAACATGGTCACGTAACTTCAAGCCATTCTATGAAATGCTGATAACTAAATGCCATCAAGAAGAGGATTTAGCAGATTCAGAACTACAAAAAGTTACAAAAGGAGAAAATATTGCTGCATAAATTCGAATATAAAGAAAATATCAATTGTGTTATTGAATAGAATGGACTAATCTGACTCTAACGATGGGTTACTGCATTCGTTCAGAGATAAAAAGACTCAAGGCCCAGCCCTAACCGGTTGGGCTTTTTGCATTCTACATTCGCATGGGTACTGAAAGAGCCTGAATCTTTCCATCCTCTGAGGCTTGGACGAGGCAGTATCCAGCCGAATGTGGCTAATGGGTATCAGTATAGAACGCAGACTTATTGATATCGGCCGGGCTGCGCGGCACCACATACCAACTTTTAAGGCTCACTTCGGTGGGCCTTTTTTATTTAGCTCCCGTCAAAACAGTCAATCACTGAAAACACCCTCACACTTTCGAATGACTACGGCGGGAGCTATTCCCTACACAACAGCATACGAACCCGACCAACGGCGGGAAGATAATTCCCCAAATGGGGGTGGGTTATGAAAATGGAAAAATACTCAAGCGGTATCGCGAAATTCTTCGGTGGGCTTTTGATGGGGTTTGGAGCGATGTCCTTAAATGACTGGGCTGTTCTTATTGGTATGGCTTGTGCTGTAGGTACGTTCGCTCTGAACTGGTACTACAAGGACAAGGAATTCAAGTTGAGGTTTAACCCTAAGTCTGGAGCTGAAAATGTCACCAGCGCTGAGGAATAAGATAATTGGCGCATCTGCTGCCGGGGCATTGGCAATTGCTGGGGCATTGCTTGGTGGTGAAGATGGGTTAGAGGGCCGCAAGTATGTGGCTTACTACGATGTCGCTGGCGTTCTAACAACTTGCGATGGACACACCGGAAAAGACATTATCCCCAACAAAAAATATTCAGATGCTGAGTGCGATGCTTTATTGCAGAAAGACTTGGCCCCAGTACAGCGTACTGTAGATGCCGCGGTAAAAGTCCCGTTGAGCAAATATCAGAAAGCCGCCCTCTACTCATTCACATATAACGTTGGACAGAGCGCATTTGCTAAATCCACTCTGCTTAAAAAACTCAACACAGGCGACATTAAAGGCGCTTGCGATGAGTTACGCCGCTGGACATACGCCGGTGGTAAGCCGTGGAAGGGATTACAGAACCGACGAGAGATAGAGAGGGAATTATGTTTAGCGGGTTAAAGAACATATT